ACAGGACCTCAAGGTGCAACTGGACCTCAAGGTGCAACTGGACCGAATGGACCTAACGGACCGACTGGTAATACTGGACCACAGGGTCCAACAGGTATTACAGGGGGAACGGGACCAACAGGAGCAACTGGAACAGCAGCGGGCTTTGGAACACCTACTGCTAGCACAGGCTCGATTGGAATTACGGCTAGCGGACCAGCTACATCTAAAATATTTGCTTTTTCTATACCTGCTGGCGCAAAGGGTGATACAGGTAACACAGGTCCAACTGGTCCAACTGGTCCAACTGGGACAACGGGTAATACTGGTCCAACTGGGACAACGGGTAATACTGGTCCAACTGGACCGCAAGGAACTGCTGCTGGAGTTGGCACGCCAACGGCAAGTGCTAGAAGTGCTGGAACTAGCCCAACAGCATCTGTTAGTGGACCTAATACAGCAAAAGTTTTTGCATTCGGCATACCTACCGGAGCAACAGGGGCAGCTGGCGGGACAGGACCAACAGGACCAATAGGACCATCGGGACCAACGGGGATTACAGGGGGAACGGGACCAACGGGTAATACTGGTGTAGCTGGACCAACGGGTCCAAATGGACCAACTGGTCCTCAAGGAACGGCAGCAGGAGTAGGAACACCCATAGCATCTGCACGCTCATATTTATTAGCCCCAACAGCATCCACAAGCGGTCCAAATACTGCAAAGGTGTTTACCTTCGGTATTCCAAGCGGTTCTCCGGGTTCAACTGGCGGAACAGGACCAACTGGTGGGACAGGTCCTACTGGTGGGACAGGTCCGACAGGTGGTACTGGTCCAACTGGGGGAACAGGTCCTACAGGACCAACTGGAGCAGCAGCGGGAGTAGGAACACCAACGATTATAACTGGTTCGCTTGCTGTATCTGTTAGTGGACCAAATACGGCTAAAGTATTTGCATTTCGTATCCCCGCTGGAGCAACAGGTTCAACTGGACCAACGGGACCAACTGGTCCAACTGGAGGAGCGGGTCCGGCAGGACCAACGGGAACTACAGGTAATACAGGACCTACTGGTCCAACGGGGACTGCTGCTGGATTTGGTACACCTACTGCTAGCACGGGTTCTATAGGAGTATCCTCTAGTGGACCCGCTACTGCGAAGGTGTTTGCTTTTTCTATACCTTCTGGAGCAACAGGTTCAACTGGACCAACGGGACCAACTGGACCAACTGGACCAACTGGCGTAAAGGGTGACACAGGTAACACAGGTTCAACGGGTTCAACGGGGACTGCTGCTGGATTTGGTACGCCGACAGTAGCTACTGGGTTGCCCGGCTCAACTGCTAGCATAGCTGCTAGTGGACCAGCTACTGCAAAAATATTTGCATTTACAATTCCAAGAGGAAATACTGGAAGTACAGGTGGGACAGGTCCGACAGGTGGAACTGGTCCGACAGGTGGTACTGGTCCGACAGGTGGTACTGGTCCCGCAGGTGGGACAGGACCAACTGGGGGAACAGGTCCTACAGGTCCTACTGGAGCAGCCGCAGGATTTGGGACTCCCACGGCATCTGCACGCTCATTTTTATTAGCCCCAACTGTTACGGGAAGTGGACCCGCTACCGCTAAAGTATTCGCATTTGGCATTCCAAGCGGTTCTCCGGGTTCAACTGGCGGAACAGGACCAACGGGAGGAACGGGTCCAACTGGTCCAACTGGCTCAGGGGGTGGAACTGGACCAACTGGTCCAACGGGCTCAACTGGTCCGGCAGGTTCAACTGGACCGACTGGTGCGGCTGGAGTTCCTGATTATGAAGAAGGGTCTTGGACTCCCACATTAAATTCTGGCTGGAGTCATTCTGGCGGTTCGACAAATAATAGATATACAAAAATAGGTGCATTTGTTCATTTATGGGGACATATTGATAATTTTTCTGGTTCTTCGTCAACACAAGATTTACAAATAACAGGTCTCCCCTTTACAGTTAAGCATAGTGCGATTGGTGGAGATTGTATGTTAAAATACGTTAATTGGAATAGTAAGGGTGGCAATGTTTCTCCGTATGTAAATACATCTGAAATCTTATATTTCTTTGAAACGGCTCCCGGATATGAATGGACTAAAGTATCTACGGCTGACCTTACTTCAGGCTCAACAGATGACATATATTTTTCAATACAATACGAAACAGACGATTAAAGGAAGTACATAATTATGGCACTTAAAAAAGAAACAATAATAGACAAAATTGAAGTCATTGGTGGATTTAAGAAAATAGGAATAAGGGAAGCAACGGTTCTTTACGAAGGTACTGATGCAAGTGGTTGGACAGAGTTATCACGCTCAATGCACAAAAAGGTTTTAACTCCTGATGTAGATGTATCGAGTGAACCAACCGAAGTTCAAGATATAGCCAACCTAGTTTGGACAGATGCAATCAAAGCATCTTGGGCTAGTTATGTTGAAATAGTAAATCTTGAAAATGACTAAGTATGACTAAGCTGTGACTAAGTTGGGAATACAATCACAATATAACATAATATAAAGGGAATTGAGGGTAAAAAATAATGACAAAAACGGAAGAGAGAGAAGTAAGAGATGCAATCTTTGAAAAATACTATATTGTTGATGATTTATATGATGAAGTAGAGATAAAGAATATTGAAAAATCTATAGAACATATTAGTTATGCTCAGGCAGATACGGTTAGCAAGGACCCTGATGATGATTACAGGGTATCTAGCGTTAAGTGGATACCTTTTGAAAACGACTGGATATACGACAGGATTTGGGAGCATTCCAATATTGCTAATAATGAATTATGGGGATTTGATGTTATAGGGTTTAAAGACTCCGCACAATTTACAAAATATACAGCCCCTACAGGCAAATATGACTACCACCTAGACATAAACGGGGAAGGGATTAATCATCGCAAAATAAGCGTAATTTGCGCCTTAAACGATGGCTATAAAGGTGGGGGTGTAGAGTTCAAAACTGGTAGGGAGACTCACGCACTAGATTTAAAAAAGGGTCAAGCTGTTTTTTTCCCGTCGTTTTTTTTACATAGGGTGTTGCCAATCACGGAAGGAGTAAGAAAGAGCTTGGTTCAATGGATTTCTGGAGAACCATATCGATGAGGTTTTTAAATATAATATTTATTTCTTATATTCTGTTTAGTATATTCTGTTTAGTTATGGATAAAAATAGGAAGTTACTTGAGTGAACAGCCCAAAACTGCTAGAAGTTATAGGGGGACTGTGGTTGATGATAACGCTATTGTTTCTATTAACCTTAAATGGTTGGGTCAGTTACTTGTCCTTGTTGCTATGCTCGTTTATGGTTATTGGCGCATTGAAAGCAGATTGGGTAACCTTGAAGAAGCGATGCTTACGGCAGATGTTAAGATTGGGGACCTTCTTGGTAAACACATCGTGGAGGAGACTTTACAAAGAGAGCAGCTAGAAGAGAAAGTAAGTTTTTATGAGAAAGAGTTTAACATAAACCCCCTAAGCTGGGGAAAAAGAAAAGGGAATCGAAAAAAATGAGTGAAGAAAAAAAGTATATTGACAAGTGTTCAATAAAACAAAAGGACTTTGAGAATGGCGGAAGTGTGTTAAACTGCGCTTTTGGTATAGACGAGTTAAAGGAAATAGCGGTTGATGGTTGGGTTAATATTACTATTTGCGAAAGAAGGGAACCTTCGGAAAATGGAAAAACTCATTATGCTAAAGTAGACACATATAGGAGCAAGAAGGCAGACACTAAAAGTGATGACTTGCCTTTTTAGATAGTTACTATGCCTATGCCGTTTATGTGCCACGAGTGTGATAAATACACAAGGAACAAAAACGGTATATGCAGCACCTGTTTAGATATGCTAGCACGACCAGCAGCACCAGCTAAACCAGAAAAAAAAGCTAGTGTCCCAAAGAAGGTTAAGGATGACTGAATTTCTAGAAGTATATTCAGAGGCGGGAATGATAGGGGTTGTGGGTGTTATGTTTTGTTTTATGGTATATCAAAATGCCAAAAGAGCCGAAGAACAAGGAAAGTCCATAAATGATTTACAGATTGAAAACAGGGGTCAATCAGAGACTCTTGAGAATACTGAAAGTATGATTATCAAATTAATTGAACGATGGAACAAGTCGGATGATACTTCCCTTAGACATAGGGAAGATATTCTTCGTGAAATTTCAGACTTAGCTGAGAAAGTAAGCTACCTGTCTGGAAGAGTAAATGGGAATAAATGATAATGGATAGTCTAAGGGTCACAGGTATAAGCACAAGTTTGGGGCTTGCATATTGGACAGACCTACTTTCCGGTGTTTTGATGTGTATAATGTTTGCGGTACAGATTTACTATTTGTATCTAAAAACAAAAAAGATAAAGGAGTCATAAATGGAATGGTTAGCTGAAAATTGGGAAACGGTTCTTGTTGTTTTTTTCTGTTTAGAAAAAATAGTAAAGCTGTCCCCGTCAGACAAAGACGATATTCTTGTGGATGTTGTATTTCAAGGTTTAACTAAAATGATAAAGGGAGAAGAAAAATGAGTTGGGCATCAAAATATGTGCAGAGACAAGTTAGAAAGAGAGGACTGAAGGGGTTTATCATTTGGGTATTAGACTTGGTTGCAAAAGCTACTCCGTCTAAAGAAGACGATAAAATTGTTGCAAAAATCAAAGAAGCAATGAAATCTTTTTAAAGCCACCCTTACGTTCAGCATAGTATTTGCTTGTCGTTGTTTAAATCTTTACATTAAGAGCGATGAATCAGACGCAAATTAGACGAGTAATCCAAAAGGTCTTAAACAACTTAGGGTACGATTCAGAAGATGCCCTAGAAATGGTTTTCCTGACAGGGTTAGTCGAATCAAAATATAACTACTTAGAGCAGTTAGGTTCTGGACCAGCAAAGTCCTTTTTTCAAATAGAACCAAATACCTGCAAGGATATAATTGAAAACTATCTTTCCTACAAAATAACTACCCGTCAAAAAGTGACAGAAACAGCAAAGCTATATGATGGCTGGCATAAAGCTAGCACCGAACAATTAGCTTACCTGCTGGAAACAAATATCGCTTTTGCCATCTGTATGTGTAGGTTGCATTACAGGAGGGTCCCGACGGCTTTGCCGAAAAAAGGGGATGCTAGAGGGTTTGGAACATACTGGAAAAAATGGTTTAATACACATCTTGGGGCAGGAACCATTGAAAAATTCCTAGAAGCAGAGGGTAGACGTAAAGACGAGTAAAATCAAAATGCCTAAAAAAGATGACAAATTCGGTGGCAAAACAACTTGGACACAGGAACAACGGGACGTTGCTGAAGATTTAATAGGAAAAAAACACTCGTATTCAGAAATAGCTCGTAGATTATGTGAATTATACCCTGAATACAACTTTACAGCCAACTCAGTTAGAAACCAAAAAAGGACAGGACGACTAGGTGTCAATCCAACCATTCCTCTTTCGGCTGACCGAGGCAGACACAGGAAATCAAAACCCAGACAGGAAAAAGAAGTTTTTACTGCTGAACCAAACAAAAAACCCGATTTTGAACCCGGTCACGATTTTTCATCTTTAGGTAATTATGCAATATTAGACTATCGTGGAGAGCAAAACCCGTCATCCCTAGAAGAATTATTAACTGCTTGTGATGTAGATAGGTCTATTTGGCAAGTAGAACGCTACGTTGTAAATAAGTGGGAAGTAGCTATGAAGTTACAAGAGGCGATTGTTCACCGCCCATTGTTTCAAGTAAAGGCTTGGTTAGTGAGAGAAAAACCGATTGTTGTAGAGTTTCCGACAATTAAGCCAATAAACCCAATAAATGTACCCTCTCCAAAACCCTTAAATATGAAAACCTATGGCAGCAGGAAAGATAAGCTAGCATTAATTATACCAGACGCACAGGTGGGATTTTCTAGGAATTTCCAAACGGGAGAACTAGACCCGTTTCACGACAGGAGAGCATTGGACTTATGCTTGCAAATGGCAGAAAAGCACCAGCCTGATGAAATCATCCTGCTGGGGGATATGCTAGACCTTCCAGAGTGGTCCGATAAGTTTATGATAAGCCCAGAGTTCTATTGGACAACTCAACCCGCAGTAAACGAACTCTATTGGTGGATAAAAGAACTAAGACAGCACACTAATAAAATGATATATATTGAGGGGAATCACGAGTTAAGAATGTCTAAGGCTGTTGTAAAAAATATTATCGCTGCGTACAATTTAAAGCCTGCTAACGAACCTAATAAAAATAGCCTCACAGTTCCTACTCTGCTAGCACTTGATGAACTGGGTGTCGAATATATGGGTCCATATCCAGATGGAGAATATTGGATTAACGACAACTTGAGAGTGTCTCACGGGCAAATAGCAAGGAAGGGAGGCGGAAAAACCGCTTCAGCAATCTTAGCAGACGCTAGGAACTCTGAGATTGTTGGACATATACACAGGCACGAAATGGCGCAGAAAACCGTTCATCCGAGAAAGGGCATTAAGACCTACGTTGCGTACTCTCCCGGAACGGTTGCTAGAATTGACGGGGTAGTCCCCGCATATCAAGCTAGAAACGATTGGCAACAAGGTATGGCTCTTGTCCATTTTGAAGATGATAATGGAAAATTTCAAATAGTACCATACAATATTCACGAAGGCGAAACAATGGCTGATGGGGTTATTATGAAATATAGAAAGTCTATAGTCAATAAGCTAAAAAAGACAATAAAATGAGACATATGACAGAAGATGAAATGATTGAATCGCTAAACCAGACGACTGGTAGGGATGCTAGCAGAGTTGATTACGACGAATACTCAAGGTATGATGCAGAGGACAAAAACTACATATACGAGGCGAAAGACAGAAAAAAGCATTTTTTAAGGACGATGATTGAGGATAAAAAGTTTAAAGCAAATAACGATTGGGGAGACCGTTTAGAAAAAGAATTTATTTATTTAGTCCACTCTAATGATAATATGTATATATTCAACGTCACCGAGCTTGTAGGTGAGGGATATAATTTTGGTTGGCACGAGAGACTATGTAAAAAAACAACCGATTTTGGTGAATCTAAGATGGAATTAAAGAAAGTCGGGTACATCCATCTAAATAAGGCGGTTCGAACATATAAAACTTGACAGGCATTAACTTCTGTTGCTAACTTCTGCCAATCAACAGGGAGTATCACTTGAAAGTAGCAGAAAAGAGCAATATTCAATATATAGAACGTATGTTAAGCGTGGACGAGGTTGCAGAAAACCTTAATTGTAGCGTATATACCGTTTATCGAAGACTAAAAAGCGGTGAACTAGGTGGATTTAGAGATGGTGGAACTTGGAAAATCCCAACAAGCGATTATACTAGGTATGTAAGCAATAAGAAAGCGTATCAAGGTACTTATCCTTTATTGTGAACGCTAGTGAACAATAAAGGATAAGTAACTATGAGACTATTGGGAAAGACTCCGATTGTATATTTAAAAAACTTGGATGTTGGAACACCCTTTCACGTTCCAAACACAAGTCTTTACGGAACCATTATAAAGCACGGACAAATGGGGACTAGGGTCATAATGGACGGTTGTGTGAGGTATAACTCGGAAGGGAAAACCTTATACGAAAGAAGAATAGAAACAATCGGAAACAGAACGGAGTGCATAAAAAATGAAAATAGATATACAAGTAGCCAACTTGAAACAATTACAGGAATGGGTAACAAAAACACAGGCGTTAGCAGAGAAAATAGGACTTCCGAAGTTTAGTTTCTTTTTTGGTTACTGCAACACTTGTAATAGAGGGGTACATTATCCAAAAAGGCTAGTAATCCACGACAATGGGGATAACTTTGATATAATGTGCGAATTATGCAACAATAAGCTATCACAAAAATATAACGGAGGGAACGATGGGGAGAGTCAAGGGTAGTAAAATGTTTCAAGATGCAGAAGAGCAAGAGAGAAAGTTTCAAGAATCCTTAGACCAATACACGGACGACTTCTTCGGTGATGACACGAGCGAAAACCTAGAAGTGGACAACAACAACGTAGAAAGAGTCCTCTATAGACACTCTAAGATTGAAAAAGACCTAAGTGAAATGGAAGAAAGAAAGGAAAGTAGTGAGAATTTCTATAACGACGAAATAGATAAAATTAAAAAACAACTAAAGTATCAAAGCCAATGTTTAAAAAGTTTCTTACAAGCAAGTAAGAAAAAAACAATGAAATTCCCAAATGGAACGATTTCTATTAGGAAATCAACTAAGCATCAGTATAACGGGGATGATGAAGTCTTACTAGATTGGTGCAAAAAACAAGAGAGGGTTCTCACAACAACAATGACAAAACCGTCAAAATCTTTAATCATTAAATACATTAAAGAAACGGGATTTGCCCCCAATGATTGGGAAATTGAAGAGAAAGAGTCTTTTAACGTAAAAACAAAAGGAGAATAAGATGCCTGTAAAGATACACAACAAAGAATATAAAACGGTTGCGGAGAGAATAGTTGAGTTCTATGCCAAATACGGAGGAAGCAACGAGACATCAATACATACTGAAATACTAAAAGACGAAGATAGCCTAGTACAAGTTAGGGCTACTATTTCAGTAAATATAGAAGACGTTCAAGTTCTGTATGGAACCGGACACGCTGAAGAAGACAGACGACAGGGAATGATTAATAAGACATCAGCCCTAGAGAACGCTGAAACATCCGCAATCGGAAGAGCATTAGCTAGTATTGGACTAGGCGGTGAAGAGTTTGCATCGGCAGATGAATTAGTTCAGGCTCTTGCTAACCAAAAAAGTACAGCCGCCAAGAAACCTAGCACCGCTGTCACGACGAACAGTTCAGCCAGCAGCGAGAAAAATGCTAGCACAATTAACTTCGGAAAACACAAAGGAAAACCATACAACAAGATTCCTATTCAATATCTAGAGTGGCTGACAGGGAGACCCGACACAGACCAAGAGACTATGGAACTTGCGAAGGCAGAAATCTCAGTAAGAAATTCAATAGGCATTGGGAATCTCACACCGCCTGATGATAAAGATGTCAAAGCCAACGATTCTTGGGAAGTGGATGAAAAAATCTTCAGCAAGGTTGCAAAGACAGAAGAAAAACCAAAAAGCCAAACACCAAAGACGATAGAAAAAAAACAACAAAGCGTCAATGAAATGGTTGCTAGCATAGGCAACGGAGTAGCTCCTGAGTCTCCGGTTATTTCTGAGTCTCCGGTTGCTGATACTCCTTTGTCTCTAGAAAGAAGAAGAAGAGATGTTGCCAATGAACTTACTATTCTATCTCAAGTCTTAGGAATGGAGAAGTTCCAAGAAATTAAGACTAGGGAAGTTGGAGCAAAGGGATTCGCTCAATGCGAACTAGATGAGTTAGAGAAGTTGAAAGAGATAATGGACGGCTCTATCCCAACAAAAACCAAAAAGTCCATTGAAAAACAAGAAGAACTGCTAAATAAAGTTGTCGAAACTTTTGACGGTCAGATTCTTAGCAAATAATGACAAGTAATAATTATTGGTTTCATAGTGAAGGAGAATACATAATGAATCAAAAAAGCAAGAAGGATAAAATCAGAAATTGGCTAGAGGAAGGTAGGTCTATAACGCCTAAAGATGCTTATGAGATGTTTGGCTCGATGAGGTTAGCCTCAATTATCCACGACTTAAAAGCAGATGGATACACATTTAACACCGAGTATGTGAGAAAGGGAAACTCTAAGTATGCTAAGTATTCTTTAGTAATCCCATCAACCCTGTTCGGTTCTTGATATGACTCATCCATCAAAAAGGAAAGGTAATCGTGTTGAGAATCTAGTAAAGGATATCTTTATAGGTCACGGATTTAAGTCAATCCGTGCCTATGCTAGCAACGGTTTAGCTCTGGGGGAACACGAGGAGTGCGACCTAACTGCTGAAATGTTTGGTCACAAATGGCGATTTCAAATAAAAGCTAGGAAGGTAATAGCCAAGTGGATTAAACCTAATATGGAAAACGTGGATGCTCAAATTATCAAGCAAGATAGGGAAGAGCCATTGATAGTAATGCCATTAAGCAGATTTATAGAGGAGTTGAGAAATGCCCGACAATAAGCCCCCGGCTTTTATGTTTTATGCCGGAGATTTCTTATCGAGCATAGATGTTGCTTTTATGGATATGGAGTTGAGAGGTGTTTACATAACTCTGTTAGCATACTCTTGGCTAGAGAACGGGATACCAAATGAAGACAGGAAATTAAAAGTTATCTTACAATGTAGTGACGAGGACACTTACTCAAGGTATAAATCTGAGGTTATAGATGCTTGTTTTAAGCTAGAAAAAAATACTTGGAGACAACCAAGACAGGAAAGAGAAAGAGCCAAGCAACAAGAAAGAAAGGATGCTCACATTAAAGCCGGAAAAATGAGTCAAGATTTAAGGAGAGCAAGAGAAAATAAAAGGGGAAAAGGAGCATTATTGCGTGTGAGTAAAGGGAGCAACGCTCTAGAGTTGGAAAGAGAAGTAGAATTTGAAACTGAATTTTGGAAAGCGTATCCTAGAAAAACAGGAAAGAAGAAAACAAAAGCACTATATAATAAAATAAGAAAAAGCACAAGCAAAGAAGACGTAATAAATGGATTAAAAAACCATATAAAAGGTTGTTGGAGTGGGAAAGAAATTGAATTTATACCATATCCAATGACTTGGCTAAATGGGGAATGTTGGAATGATGATGCTAGCAATATATCTGGTGAGGTCACAAAGGTGATTAAGAGAACTTTTGTGAAGGTTTGCCCCGTCTGTGGAGCAACTAAGGATGGATGCGACAAGAACTCTGTCGATGTTTGCCGTAGGCACAAACCTAGCTTTGATATGTTTTCAGAGAATAAAGTGCTAATGGACGATGATTTACTAATGATTAATGGCATACGTTTAGATTTAGGTTTGGAATTAGTAGGAGAAAAGTAATAAATTTAACAGAACACCCTTAGTATAAATTGGGGTGACAAATGAACAGAGAGCTAGTTTGGTTTGGCTATTAGTCTAGTTCTCAAAAATAAGCGCAAAAGAGAGAAATCTCGATGGTGGATTATTTGGTTATTCTCCAAATTACCCATTTTTATTCACCATCACGCTTATAACCTATAGACGGAGAGAAATATGGCAACAAAAAAAGAAGTAACCGCCCTGAAAGAGAAATATTATGAGGGGAAGAAGGAAGTAAATCGCCTGAATGAGCAGTTAAATCATCTTGGTGGTCATTTAAAAAATGTAATTTTTCATATAGATGAAATATACGCTAAATTACTCGTTGAATCTGACGATGCAAAGAGGAACAGGAATTATAGTAAAAAAGACCTTATTCGCAAGATTAAAGGCATTGTAGACTATTCTATTAGATGGATTGGTGTACCAAAGAAACAAGTCTATCAATGGAACCCATTGGATTTATATAAAAACTATGATTGGTGGGAAGAGAAAAAAGAAGACAGATATTTCGTAGGAAAAGAAATACTAGATTCAATATACCCAAATGAAAAAGAACTAAAAGAAATTTTAGACGGAAGCGGCATTAGTGAGGACGAGCTAAAGACACCGGACTTGGCAGATGCTAGCACGAAAAAATGAAATCACATAGCTCAAGGTGAAGTAGCCGAAACAAATCGCCCTTCGCATTTCAACTCCGCATTAATCAATAGGGGGGCTTGATAAGTAGGTTATTTCACCTTAATATTTAGATAGACACTAGGGAATATATATTGTAAAGTCGTTTCGTCGGCTCACAACTACCTCGGTTTACTCGCCAATTATTTCTTAGTGTCTACATCCTATCCCAATAGGCAAAAAAAAGGGGGAGCATTTTGCTCCCCCTTTCTCCGTTATCTAGGTAGTCAGACTAACCACTTCTTTTTATTGCTTGAATTGTAACCGAAACCACAACTGCCATTATCCCTATGGCTATTGACCAAATTAGGAACCCTACTCCCAATGCTAGCACTTGAACTATCCAACCTGCTACGTCTAGAATTATCATTATTCATCCCTTTTTTGTTCTGTATCTTTATCTTCAAATAAATCATCACAATTATTCAATATGGTTTCACTTAATTGTTCGTGACTCACGCACCAATCCATTTCTTCTTCAGCTATGCCAACTTGTTCTTCCCACGATATTTCTTTAATATCTATTGGAGACATTTCTTCATCCCACCAAGCTATAATAATTTCTTCATTACTATCATAGAGAGAAAGTTTTTTAATAGCATCTTTAATTTTCATCTCTGTACTCCTTATAAAGTTTTTTGTAATTATATTTGTTATGAATATCCCATCTATCATATTGAGCAGATAGCTTTTTAAGTCTTTGATGCGCCTTTCCCCCTTTTTTTATTTTTCCTTTTTCTAATAATTGTTCATAAAAACTTACTAATAAAGATGTTTTCATTTTATAATTTGTCTTAGCCATAGTTATTATCCTTTCTTACAGGGAGAGAGGTCTGACCTTTTTCACAAGACTAATGCACATATCTTGCTACTCTCCCTGTTACATATTAGTTATGCTTAATCAGTTCCCTTGATTGCCTCGGCAAGAGCATTGATTCCCTTAGCCATAGCCTCGATTGATGTTCTTGGAAAAGCCACACCTTTTTTAGTAGGAATCATTTTACCGTCTTCTAGCTTAATCCAAGTCCTAATTTGGGCTAGTTGCTTACCGCCTAATTCATCGAGGGTGAATCTGATTTCTGAATTAGATTTTTCATTTGGTTTATGTACTGCTACTACGTTGTTGTCGTCGTTCATAACGATAACTCCTGTTTGTTTACTCGTTTAAAAAAATTATTGCTTGGCATATCAAGAACAATATGATAACAAGTGCTAAGTGCCAAGTCACTCTACGCCTCTGCTCCACTAGAGAACCCTGTGGTGATGTCTCCATCACCGAAGTCATTGATGAATTTTTTCATATCTGACTCGTCAATATCAGCATTTACACCCATACCAATTCCATCTTCTGTCTCGAAGATATCAACACCGTCGGGAATTATGTCAGCACTCTTACACATAGATGTCAAAGAAAGAGACATCCCTAGAACCGTTCCGAGGCTCCTGTCGTGTTGTTCGTTGTTGAAGTATGCTAGCATCATCATAGCGTCCTTTCTGCTTAGACACTCTTTACTTACTAATGCTCTGATACAATTACACAAACTATCCATTATGTCTCCAATAATTGCCGACATATAAGCATTCATTTTCCCATCACCTTTTATATATTTTTTCATCTCGTCACTATACTCTTCAAAATCTTCATAGCTACCGAAGATATCTCTTGGATTTGGTGCATCTGATTCGATGGTTCTTCTACGGGCATCATTTAGTTTATCTTGTGTCAGGTATTTTGATTTTGCTTTGGGCATTCTCTCTCCTAGTTAGCTTGTTCGTTTTTGTTCATAGCGATTGCTATCATTTTATTTAATTTTTTTAACTGATTTCTGATTTTTAATCCACCCTTCTTCCTGTTATATTTTTCAATAATATTATATCTGTCTTGTTTGGTTGGTGGGGTTGGATTTGTGGGGTAGCCGTTGGTCACATCAACTAAATCCACCGCTAGAGACTCTATTTCCGTTGCTAATATTCTTAATTCGTCGTTGTCCATTGGGTAATATTCCAATGGGTCGGGAAGTCCCTTCGTTCCCAACCCCTTACTTAGCGAGAGAGTAGCTAAAATTGATTTTGTGGTATCTATCATATCAATAACTTGACCGAGTGATTCAAATAAATTTACTTCTAAAAAATCTCTTGGGAATTGGTCAGAGAAATCTGTCTCCGTTGCCCTGTTCGATGCTCTAACTTTGTCGTTCATAAAATCCATTTCGTCGGCTCCCTTTTTAATATTGTTTTCTTTATTTTACCTTTCACTTTGTTCAAGGTAAAATAAATAAAACTATATTATTAACTAATATTATACATAAATAACTTAAATAGCAATAGCTATCTTTGCTTGTCAGTATTGGTTTCTCCTTAGCTTTACTAAGCATAATATTTGTATTACTCAAGGTTTTGGAATGGGTTAAACGGTGCTAGCACGTTGATTTTAGGAGGGGCGGGAACACCACGAGATTCCTCAAGTGATGTTCCCTTGTCGAGAGAGAGCGACATAAATCTATCTCTTTTTAAAGGACTCTTTAATCCTCTTGATAGCATCTTTCGTATCGGGGATAAACATATCTTTGAATGCGAAGTAAACTACAGGTACTAGAGTCCCATATACTACAACAATTATTATTACCGTTAATACATCTCCAAGTTGCTGATTCATACTATTCTCCTTATGTTAGATACTATTTCTTCAACATTTATTTCATCACAATGCTCTTTGCAATTAGAACATATATCAGAAAAAGATATTAAAGCACCGCAACAATCGCTTTCCTTACTCCCCGGATAAGAATCCACCGACTCGTCATCTACCTTGACTTGGTAGGGGAACGCTAGCACTCCGTCACCTTCTGCCTCTAGAAGTACGTCAACTATTTGGTCTTTTTGAGATTCGTTTTCAACGGTTATTGTTATTATTTTAGACATTATTATTCTCCTTTTCTTGGATGATAAAGTCTAATACTTCTAGCATTATCATCCGTTGGTCTTCATATCCCCTGACATAATAGTCTTGGGTCTTAACTTTTTTAATAAACTCTCTCATTTTCCTTAGATATTTAAGTATATCTTCGTCATAGTAAAGAGTTTTAGATTCTTTTCCAAAGTACATACTGCTCTCCTTATTTGTAATGACCCTGTGAGTATTCCATTGTCTCTGCTAGCTTTCGTATTTCCCTGTCCAAAGTATCTACGGTAGCATCGACACTCTTGGTGTCTTTTTGTTCAACGACATAGAACACATTTGCTCTTTCTTTAGCATCTTCAGACATTTCTTTCTGATATCCCATACCGTGGTCAAATCCGAAGACACCTCTCTTGATTTGGAACAATAGGTCTCGAAGTATTCCGTTGGTTGCTATCGACATAACCCTCTGCAAATCCAACACTTCGTGACTTCTCTTTACCGGGAAGAGGACAACAAACTCCCTTACTCCGGGGAGAGAACCTTCATACTGACAACAATAAGTAGCGTGAATCTCGACGGCATTCCCCATCCTTGTAAGAATGTCTGCTAGCACCGAAGCCGTAGCCCCTAGTCTTGCAAATTCCATCTCATCGTTGAAGTGAGCAAGGGAGAAATTGATACCTATTCTCACATTTCTCCTCTTGTTGTCTCTCACCATTTTGTCCCAATAGTCGTCCCTATTGACCATAACCTTGTCGATGTTAAGTTCATCTCCATCGTCACTACATCTCCTAACTCTCTTCGATGATAGTCCTTGCCCTAAGTAAGAAGTAATGTCGAGTTGTTGTTCTACTTCTTCTCGATATTTTTCAAAGAAGTCCCTTACTTTCTTACTGCTCTTGCCGATAGTAAGATTCTCGACAAGTTGCTCCCTTGTCTTAACCGACCCATAAGTCCAATCCTTGTCGGTTATTTTGAAGACATCGTTAGTCAGACAAGCCTCGATATAGTCTTCTGCTGAATCAAATTCAAGACAGACGATTTCCTTCTCGGCACTATAGTCATATGATACATCGTTCTTTTCTGATAGAATATAATCAGACATATTTTACTCCTCGATTAAAGTGTTATTGGTTGATTGACATTGACACCATCTAAGCTAGATACTCTCGGTTCTGCTCTCTTGTAGTTGGTGGGAAACTTCTCCATCATCTCTTCAAGATTGATTTTCGATTTCTCTTCGTCTGTCCATTGAGCCGTCAAGTCAGCTAATGCGTAGAAGATGCTAGCTTTTGATAAGCCGCCCTCTATCTTCTTGCCCTTTCCTAGTGTCATCGGAGTTACCGATTTTTCTGCCACTACACCATTGACGGCTTGGTGAATCATTTTTGCCGAAGTGGAAAAAGCACGGGTAGAGATGTTGTATCTTAGCTTTTGGTCTCTAATCCGAGTCCTTAGTTCGAAGAGAGCATCTGCTAGCTCTTTATATTCCCCGACTATAGCTTTCTCGATTTCATTGTCGTAATCTATCGATATTACTGCTCCGGTGAATCTATCAAGAGTTGCCATATCTTGTTGGTTCCTTCCAACGTATTGGTGACTATTTCCATACCCTGTGCTATTATCGATGGCAATAAACGAGAAGTCATCGTGACGAAATCGATACGGATTCTCTGGGTCATTTGGAGTGAACATCAATCCTTGACCATCTAGCATAGAGTTATGAATGAGAGACATATTGGGGTCAAATCCATTGAACTCGTCGGCTACAATAAAGCCACCTTCCGAGAATGGTTTGACATATTGACCCTCAATATACCGACCATCAAATGTCGATTTCCCTAATAGTTGAGCCTCACTAACTCCGGCAGTACCGACGGCATAAGTATATTTAAACTTATCATCTTCGTCCCAATCTTTAGCCTTGGCAATTACCTTAAATAGCATCTCGGCTATTGTCGATTTCCCTGTTCCTCTTTCACCGACCATAAAAAGCTTGCCGTGAGTTATCAGTTTATCGAGACAATCTTGGTATTGAAAGTGGATTAAATCTCCATCGACTTGGTCAAAAATTACCTTATCCTTGACGGTGATTTGGACAGGTCTCGTTACTTCCTCGACTCTCTCCTCAATCATCTCCTCGATTTTCTTCCCATACTTGTCCTCCATCTTCTCGAGAACCTTTTCCGACGAGTAGTCTCCAATCACTTTCTCCATATCCGACAGACTTTTCTGCCCTGTAGTACCGTTGTTGTCCGACGATGAACTATTCCCACTACTTTGGTCGGAAGTATCTTTACCGTCGTTACTTGGTGGATTCCAACTTCCGTCTAGAAAGCCGTCTAATTCGTGTCTTCTAGCAAAAGCCGTCCAACTTGAACTGACACCGTCAGCTTCACATTTTCTTCTAGCGGATTTTCTCATTTCTGAAACATTCATTTTGTTCTCCTTGCCTCTCTCGGCAGTTTTGGTTTTTGGCTCAAATTCCGAGCCGTTAGTATTTCTATAAATGATAGCATCTTCAGTTCCTTCAGATGCTATCATTTATAAATACAAAGCCGTCAGTTCTTCCGACGGTTCTGCTTCTCACTACTCGATAGTTAGCATCTCGTCGATAAACTCGTCGGTTATCAATGCTAGTCTAGACTTCGTAAAGAGTCCAACTATCGTTTTTTGAGCATAACCATAAGAGCAGTCAAACTCTGTTGCTAAAAGACTTGTATATCGAGAGATTACAAAACTTCTCCGCTGTCTATCGGTAGCTTTTTTCATCTTCAAGACATTGTGACGGTCTAATCCATCCCAGTCTCCATTTATGAAGTGAGTCCATAGTGAATATCCATAATCACTCATCGTTCCGACGGTGATGACTTCATTCCTTCCCGAATGGAACATCCCAATTTGCTGCTTATTGACGAGAAGCACTTTTTTCATCTTGTCTTTTATGTTCATTTTACTCTCCCTGTTACTATCGTTGTTGGTTGTTTGATTAACTTTCTCATATCTTCTAACTCACCGAAGACATTTTTATTGTAATTCATCACGAAGAAGAAAGCATCAACTCCATAAGTGAGATGAATCTCTCTCGGTAAACTAGCATCAATATTGCCTAGTTCTTCCTTCGTGTAGACTTGTTTCATCAAGGCTCCCTTGGTAATACCGTCGGGTATTAATTCATCGATTAACTCTTTCTCGTCGAGAAAGTCTCCATAGTCGTAACCTTGATTTCCCCGACCCTTGCTTACTTCGTCTTCTAGATGGTGCTTAATCAGAGAACCTAACTCTTTGACTAAGTCATCTAAGTCTCCTAACAAGATTCTCACTCCAAAATTGTTTGGAAAACCGTGATGTTTATTGTCACCACATTGACAAGCAGTTTTACTAGGATTATCTTCGTGCTTCTTAAAAGCATTTAATATGCCTTCTATTTCCCCTGTTAATTCGAGGATTCTGTCGATTGTGTTCATTTTACTCTCCAAGCTGTGACGGTGCTAGAACATTCTAACACCGTCGGTTTTAGGTTATAATATCATCTCAAGAAGTACATCTTCGGTTTGATTTTCCTTGTACACCAAGACCATCCAAGATGGTTGAGGTGATTCTCCTTCCTTGACGATGAAGTAGTCGGAATTTTTAATCCATTCCAGTTCTCCAGTCCCACCGAGATGCTCTTCGCATTCTTTCCAAGACCATTCTCCCATTTCGAGATTTTTGTCCCAATCGAGTCTATTCTCGTCGATATAGGCTTCCCATAAGAGATGCTCTTTCATCACGGAGAACCAAGACTCGTCGTTGAGTCTATAGTCGGGGTGAATAGTGCATCTTTGGATTTTTCTCTCTTCTGCCGACGGTGGAAGAGCTAATTTCTCTTTGTATCTGTCAAAGTATGCCTTGAAATGCTCTAGCTTCTCGACGACTCTCTCGACGAGTTGTTTCTTATGTTTCATTTTACTCTCTCTTTACCGTCACTAAAGACGGTGGTTTTTCGTTAGTTGGTCTGTCTTCTTCAGGACGAGTAGACCAGTTCTCGTCGATACTGCTCTGGCGATGCTAGAACAATCTAGCACCGCTTCGAATAGTATTTCGACTATACTCTCTCGACAAATTTGCCATTTCGGTTCAGATAACCGTCACGTTTCTGACAATCTCCCGAGAGGTGACCGACGTTACCACCGACGAGTAAATCGTCGCTGATATTGATACACTTCAGCTTCAAGATTCCAATTTCAATCTCGTCGGCATTGTTACTATTCAGATATGCGTTATATACTGCGTTCAATCGTTCGTTTTTGCTCATTTTGTACTCTCTCTCTTTTTGTTGTTTTGTCGTCGATAAAACCTAGTGTTCTATCTTCGTTTTCTTATTCTAATTCTTGTTCTCTTTCTCTTTCCATATCACTAGCGATGCTATAGCGACGTTATAGATATGCTAGAACACCGCTTAGTGCTATGGTGTATTAACTCGTCGGTTAATACTACTTATCCACGAGAAGTGGACTTTGTATCCGCTAGAATCGTCAGGTCTCTTGCGAAAGTATCAGCAATCTCTTCGGGTGAGAGAAGCTTATATTCATCGAATCTTGCGAAGTGAGAAGGTTCGATATCTTCAGCAATCTCCGAGAAGCGGTCATCCTTGCCATCCGCCACTTTCTCGACGATAAAGTCCATATCGTGATGTTGTCCTGTTCTCTCTGCGTAGTCTTCGAAGAATAACTGTCTTTCTTCGTCGTTCATATTCGTTACTTCGTGACGGTTTTGAGTGGTCACGACTGCAACGTCCTTAGTCACCGTGTCTGTGGTGATAGCAAGGTCGATTATGTCGATTGTGTCCTGTGTGTCGAACATATTGATTGTTTTCATTTGATTCTCTCTCTTTAGTTATGGTTCTGTTGGTTAGTGTAGTGTGAGGGGAGCAACGTCAGAACCTTATATATTGCTCTCCGGTGATGGCACAACTTAGCACAGGAGACCAACTTGGCAAGGGACATAATGAAAATGGGCTGTTCTCACGACGATAAATAAGGTTGGCGCAACGGAAAAAAACAATGTCAACTCAACGAAAACACCGACGATGAACCGAATGCGTTGGGGGGGCGGTCCTATATCGATACCCCAACGCAGAAATTGCTAGTAATTTTCAGGTTTAAACCCGTATATTCAGCAAAAGAGAGGTATTATATGTCTGAACAATTAAAATTCTTTTATTTAAGTATTCTGGAACAGCAAAACTTCCCCGGATGGGAACTTTACGTTTTTTTCACTACATCGCTTTTAGTTAGTATTATTTTTAGATTAAATAGAATCGAGAGGAATCAAGATGGCAAAGATACTCAAGAATAAAAAAGGAGAAGACTTCTATGTATATAGTGCAGAAGAGGCTGACAAGATGGGTATATTATACAGGTCGGACGATTGGCGCAAAGCTGAAATCGATGACCACATTCTCACAACAGACAAGATGGTTATTAAGGTCCTTGGTAGAGATATTGAAAAACCTCTGCACGCTCGCAAAGGAACTGTTTATCTTATTACTGGTTTTGGGAGGCATCCTATTTCTAAGAATAGTATATTCTCTGGATTCGTTAATGCTAAAAAGGAAAGAGTAGATGTCAGACAGACATTCAAGCAAAAAATATTCGCTGATTATCTCGTTACATACGGTAACAGCAACGAAATGGGTATGTGGGATGCAGACTCAATCATTAACGCATACCAAGCTGTCTATCAAGACAACCATTCCACGAACAGCCTTAAACGTGGCTTACATATATTAAAGAAAGAACACATAAAAAAACACATAGCAATCAAAATGAATATAAGACCAACATTATTAGATAACCAGATAGACGATGATTATATCGTACAGGGATATAAAACCCTGCTGGAAGGCGCAGACGTTCCGCCTGCGACAAAGTTAAATACATTAAATAGACTCTCAGCACTCCTAGGTCACGATGATAAAGACAGGACAGAAACAACGGAACAAGTAGTGATGATTAGTGATGGTGAGTTGAAGAAACTAGCGGGTTATCGTAAAAAAATTGCCGAAACAACAAGTATTAGTTAAGAAAACTACCAATACGGATTTCCATACCTATGAGATAGTCCATACAGCAGATATAGATGAAAAAAAGCTAGCTACGTTGGTCCTAAACGACAAGGAGTACCAAGTTGACGGGACAGTAGCAAAGATGTTTATTACTATGTGCGACGAGATAGACATTTATTACAGCCTATTTAATGAATTAAAAGACAAGAGTGGTTATGGAGAATCTTGATGCCAAATTAAACTTACTTAGCGGGAAAGAGAAAGTTGATATGCTAAGGGCTATGTATTTGGACATATTTTTTTTCGCTGAAGTATTATTTGGTGATGCAGAGAACTCGATGCACTACCATTGCCGTGCTGAGTCCCCCCATTTTCATAAAGAGATAGCAGAAAACCTTTTAAGGTTGAATGTTGGCGAGAAAATTGCGATAGTTGCACCTAGGGACCACGCAAAAAGCACATTTATTAACTTAATATACCCTTTACATAGGATTTTATTCGGTGAAGAGCGTTTTATATTGCTTATATCTGAGTCTGAGATGCAATCTAAGTACAATTTAGAAAGTATTGGCAATGAGGTCGAGTTTAACCCAAAAATAAAATTTTTCTTTGGAAATAGGATGGGGTCAACGTGGGGAAAAGAGGAGAAAGAGTTCGTAGGAGCATATGCAACAGACGGTTCTATAAAAATAAAGACAAAAGTGCTTGTTCGTGGTACTGGTCAAAAAGTCAGGGGCTTAAAGTATGGAGCATATCGACCAACTCTTACTATTATTGATGACGGAGAGGGAGAGGCAAACACAGCAACACCAGTTTTAAGGGATAAATTCAAAAGATGGCTAAATGCTGCCGTAATTCCGGGTTCTGGGGACGCTAAAATGATTTTTATTGGAACAATAGTAGACGAAGAGAGTTATTTGAACAGAATTGCGGGTCCAAAAGCCTATGATAGGGACGGTAACTATAAAATAAAGTCGTGGAAGTCGCTATTTTACCAAGCAATCATACAAGATACCCCAAAAGGGATTTTTGTCAGTTCGGGTAAGGAAAAAAAGGACAAAAACGGTACTCCGGCTGTTCTTTGGCACGATAGAAGACCTTATAAGTGGCTAGCAGCAGAAAGAGATAGATTGAAGTCTGAGGGAGATATATCGTATTTCTACCAAGAGTACCAGAATATACCAATGGATGATTCTTTTAGGATATTTAAAAAAGATGACATTCAGTATTGGGACGGAAGGTATTTAAGGCAAGATAACTACAATTTTATAATTAATAAGGGAGTTCAGGTCCCAGTTAATATATTTATGGGCGTTGACCCGGCAAGTAGTGAAAATATTAAAGCAGACTATACGGTTGCGATGGTTGTAGCCGTTGATGATAAGTATAATATATATGTGGTAGATATGTTTAGAGGTCAAGTAGCTCCTATGGATGGAGTGACCGCAATCATTAATTTAGCAGACACATATCATCCTAAAGACATTAGAGTAGAAAAGACGGGTCACGCTATGTTATCGGACTATCTAATGAGATTAGGTAAGGAAACTGGAAGATTTTTACCAATTACCCCAAAAGATGCTATTAAGTCTAAGTTTTTCAGGATTAAAGAGATGCAACCATTATTTGCTAGTAAAGCTATCTTTCTAAAAGATAGCCAATATGAACTTGAATCTGAGCTGCTAGCATTTAGAGAACACGGAACATTTAAAAAAGACACACTTGATGCTTTAAGATGGGCAACTGAAGATATATACCCAAATAGGCTCCAGAGAGGCGAGAAAGGCATATGGGAAACTTCTATGCCAAAAACCCTTGCTTGTGACTGGGAAACGGGTGAAATTTATAGTGCATAACTTATGAATATAAAGGATATAGAATAAATTGGCAATAAAGCAACCATACGGAAAATCCGGTCCATACCAGAAGATAGAAGACAGTTACGGTCTTAATGACCTCAACTCTGATGAAATTCGGGATGAGTGGTTTCGCTATGAAAAAGCTAACTCTGAGTGGAGAGTCCAAATTTCCGATGATGAATCTTTTTATTTAGGGAATCAACTCACAGAAAAACAGAAAGAATATCTTCAAAGCGTGGGGCAACCACCGGAGTGCAATAATAAGATTAGACCAGCAGTTGAGCAGGTGCTAGCAAATGTAGCGTCAGCCTCTCCAACTTGGTCTGTGCAGCCAGAAGGAAAAACAGATTCAGAGATAAGTTTTATATTCTCTCAATTAATGGATAGAATATGGTACGATTGCGACGGGGACCATAGTTTTAGAAAAATGGTCCGAGATTTCTTAGTAAAGGGAATAACATACGCATATGTTTACCCCGACTGGCAAGGAGATGGAGGATTAGGGAGCATAAAATTAAAGAAGATGGCTCCAGAATCTATATTCGTAGACCCAAATTCCATATTACCAGACTTTTCTGATGCTAGCAGCATAATATATAGTGATATTATGACCAAAAAGCAGGCTAAGACTTTATATCCGTCACTAGAAAAAGTAATTGACGATGCTATGCCAGAACAATGGGGCAATGAGAAGTCTAGTGGTAACTTTAATAGGGATTATGTTATTTCTAGGTCAGATAGTTATAATGAGCAAGAAGACGAGAGAGTAAGAAAGTTTGTAAGATGGTCTAAGGTTTCATTACCAAAAATGCGAGTTACGGAGATGACTACCGGATATACTAGTATTTTAGAGAAAGAACAATGGGATGAGATGAAAGAAAGCCCTGATTACGCAAAATTTGTAGAAGCTGGTGAAATAACAGCTCAGGAAATTTTTCAAACAGTAATTAGAGAAACTTGTATGTTTGGGGACGTTATGGGCTATGATTATATATTGCCACTTACTGAATACCCAATTATTCCAGCTTGCAATGAACACGCAGCAAATCCATACCCTAGCGGAGATGTTCGTCACGCAAAGACTCCTCAGCGTATGTTAAATAGAACTGAGGCATTATTAATTGCACACACAAATGCAACGGCTAATTTTAAATTAATTTACGAAGATGGTGCAATAGACCCAGAAGAACTGGGAAAATGGTCTATTCCCAATGCTGTTATAAGAGCGAATCCCGGTGCTATCTCAGGTGGCAAAATAAAAGAATATACACCAAACTCTTTAAGTTCTCAGCTATATAACGAGAAAAGTAGGTATGAAGTAGATATAGAGCAGGTTTTTGGCTCCTATAAGTTTTCTCAAGGAAACCCAGACGCTAGTCCGGGTACGGTAGGTGAGGCAGGTCTTATTGACGAGGCTGTAGCTAAAAAGCAGAATTGGAAGATATTACCAGTATATGATATGCTAACTAGGGCTGCTAGCATATGCGTACAATGGATACCTCACATCTATGACCAGCAAAGGGTGTTAAGGTTTGTTAATCCGCAAGGTGACGATAAGGAAGTTCAATTAAATTTACCAGTTGAAGATAAGACTGGTGCAGTAAACAAGATGTATGATATGACTACCGCAAAAGCAGACATTAGAGCAGTAGTAGGTAGCACAAGGGCTAAAAACCCATTAGCAGATTTAAACAGGGACATTGGATTAATGCAAGCAGGTATTTATGATAAAACCCAAGTTATTATGAATATGCAATCTGATATTGACAAAGGGGCATTACTAGAGAGGCAGGGCGAAATTTCGCAATTATCTCAACAAGTTCAGCAATTAACAGAGCAAGTTAAAACATTATCCGGTGATATACAGACAAGAGAACGAGAAGTTTTCCACCAGAAGATGAGAGCTGAAGTTGCAGAGGCAACTAAACCAATAGCTGGAGCAGTTGCAAATATAAAAGCGAGAACAAAAATTGAAGAAGCTCGGCAGAAGGACAGTTCATCCAAAGCTGAGGAACAGGTAAACTCAATGATAGCTGCTAATTCTCAAAACGGAATGGCATAACTAATAAGCAAGGAGCATCTGTGGAAAACACAACAGAAGAACAAGTCAATGAGCAAGTAGAAGACACTCAAGAAGATGGTAACTTTAATCTCGTAGATGAACTAGTTTCATTTAATAAAGGAGAAGAAAGCCCAGAAGAAGGTGCTGTAACAAACGAGGCGGAATCTGACAATAATGAAAAGGTTGAGGAATCAGAATCCCAACAGGAAAGTACCGAACAATGGTTAATAGATAACAAGTTTAAAGACAATGATGATGGAAGGCAGAAACTAGCCGATTCATACAAGAGTCTGCAAAGCGAATACGATAAAATGCGTAATAGTCCCGAATTACCACAGGACGCTCAAGACGCTATCAAGTTTGCTGAGTGGGTTGCTAATAATGATGATGCTAGAACAGCCTTGGAAGGACTTGTTAACTCACCGGAGCAAAGTATTGTAGAAATCCCAGAGGATTTTGACCAATTAGATATATATACAGAAGGCACTTCGTCTAATGATTGGTATAAGGCAACTCAGAATCAGCAAAGGACTGAAATGAAAGACCAGATACTATCGGAAGTAAAGAGTGAATTTCAACAACGAGATAATAAAGTTCAGGAAGAAGCAGAAGCTCGTAATATGTACGCCTATTTACAGGCAGAACATAATATGGACGAAGCTGAAGTAACTGATTATTTAAGCTTTATTAAGGAGGAAGATAATTTTTCCCCCCAAAATCTTGTTTCAATGTATAGAACGTCTAAGGGAACTCAGCCACGAACTAAAACAACTACAAAACATTCGGAGAGTAACCCTTCTCGGAAGGAACTACCTGCTGGAGTAAATGCAGCAGTCGGTGGTGGTTCAAACCCCCCTGCTAGCAACAATCCAGTAGATGACCTAATGAAGAGTTTAATGGGAAACTCAAAGAGGAATGTTTTTCAAGACTAATTAGGAGTCTATAATGGCTGAAAACTACGGAAGTGGTTATGCAAAATTCACGGACGGGTCCGCAAGACAAGTCCTTGAATTAGGAAGTAAAGTTCATTATTTCAACCCCTCAGATACACCTATCTTTTCTATTATGGGTCGTACAAGCACTCGCTCAACTCCTGTGCCTAAATTTGAATGGATGGAAGATGAACATTTTATTAAACGCTCAATAACGCTTGTTGGTCACACAGACACAATCGGTGGAAATGCTATTTTAAATGGTGCTACTGATGGCGATGGAACTGTCGCTGCCTCTGGTGATAACCAATTTCAATCTGTTCTTACGATGAATAGACAGGCACAGTTGGAACTCTTTGAAATAGGCGGTGTCTACTCAGTAAAATCAAATGCCGCTGCTGGTACTGTTAACGGAGTTGACGGAACTACTGCTCAATACGTTATGGTTACTGCTATTGGATATCAAGCTGCACATAAAGGTCAGACCAATTCTGACAGAGATGTCTGCTTTGAATCTGTAGCCGTGGCTGGTAGTGCTGCTACCCTTAGTGATAGCACAGGTGCTGTTTTTGTAAGTACCTCAGCTTCGACTAAGTGGGACATTGAGTATGTTGGTACTGCTGGCAATCCTACAACTGGGACTAAAAAGGGTTTTGAATACCAAAGCTCTGATAATTCTGGTGACTACGTTGCTCACGTTTGGAATATGCACGGACCTTCTCAGGGTTACAATGAAGGTGCGGGCGTTAGTGCAATGAGTACAAAGAAAGTTCGTAGACTATCTAACTACACTCAAATTTTTCGTGAACCATTCTCGCTTACTCGCACAATGCGTGTTTCTAAGCAGTATGGTGAGCAGGAATTTGCTAGGTTACAATCTCGCAAACTTACCAAAATCAAAGGCGACCTTGAATGGGCGTTGATGATGAATGGTGATGCCGATGCTGATGCTAGTGCTATGAACCCAAAGCGTACTTTTATGGGCTTTGGACTTAATGGTTCTGGTGGAGCTATTGCTTCAAATGACGGTCGTAGTAATACTGCCTTTCAATTTGATGCTAATGGTGATGCTACTGACATTGACCATATGGACGAAGTTGTTGCTAACATCTTCCAAGATACCATTAATGGTTCAATGAATAAAGTTGCTCTTTGTTCTAACAAATGGTTACGGAAGCTTGTTACAGCAGTTCGTAAATCTTCTGGTGCTACCTTGAATGCCGAAATGGGTTCTGGAGTTACTAGCGGGATGCGTGTTACTAAGCATTTTGGACCAGTCGGTGAACTATCGTTTATTCCTCATCCATTGTTAAATGGAGCATATGAGGATTACGCTCTAGTAATCGACCCTGCTAACATTGATATGCGCCCTCTGGCACAATCCGATATGCAACTGCGTAACGACATTGTGAAAGATGGTACTGATGGAACTGTTAGTGAATGGTTGTACGAAGGTGGACCGGAAATTAGGAATGAGCAAACTCACGCTATTTTAAAGCTGATTTAACTCTAGTTCTAGTTTTAAACTAATCGAAGGGGCATTCTTTATGTCTGCCCCTTTGATTTACAGGAGATACAATGTTATACGCAGAAGCTTATGAACTACTAGATATTGTCCTTACGGGACATTCAACAAGCGTTCCATTAACAGCAAAGCTGAAAAGAAGATTCTTTGATGACGCTGTTAATATGATGAATAATCTATATGTGAGAAATATCGAAGAAGAAGTATTCTCCGGGAATGGGGCAACAACAAAATTTGTTTTTAGTAACGATAAGGCAAGCACTAGAATATATCAAGTATCTTTTAAAGACAGCAATGGATACAAAGACATTCCTTTTGCACCACAAAGTCTTATTACGAACCCTGATGAAATGCTTAATCCAAGTTATGTAGTAAGAAAGGAAACTTCTCTTGGTGGTCAATATTCAGACATAACTACATCAACTAATTCAATTAGAACCTCAGAATCTCACGGATTGTCTGTAGGCGACTATGTTAATATATTGCAAGTACCAACAATTACTCAATATTTTGTTCATTCAAACGGTCTTCCGAAAAGAATGAAAGTGACAGAGATTGTTGATTCTACTAATTTTAAGCTTGGGGATAATGTTATTAGCGGAGTAAGTCAATCTGGGATGAATAATGCTTGGGTACAAAACCAAGTAAACTTGATTTTTAGTAAAGCTCCGGGAGCAGGAACTGTAACAGTTAGATACTATGCTAACCCATCTCAGTCAAAAGACTATAATGGACCCATTGATTTACCAGAATCGCTATGTAAGGCAAGTATATATTGTTGCTTGAAAGAATTATTTATAGTAGATAGTCAATTAGAAACTGCTAAGGCAATGATTGAAATAGGAAACCTATATGAAGACCAGTATAGCCTAGAGTCAACTACAAGGCAACCTCAAATAGATAAATTGCCGATGCCACTACAGGATTTCGTCTAATGAAAAGTTCATCATATTATTTTAAAGTAAGAAATTTAGTAGGAGACCTATCTGACCCAAAATTTGTTAGTGGGGCATTGTCAAATACTGCTTCTGAAATAATAAACATTCTTAATCCTGAGTATTATTATTTAGTTGCTCAAGAAATATTAACAGGTGCAACAGACGCAGTAAACAACATTGTTGTCGTAACGGACCCATTAGACAGTAATAAACAAGGTTTTACATTTGAAAACGATAAAATATTAAGTATTTCCGTAAAAGGAGTGGGGGCAAACGGTAGCGATGTAATGTACAGGCGAGCAAAAAGAGTAGATTCTAAATGGATAGATTTTATAAGAAATGGTGATAGCTTGCTAGCACCAACATCCCAAGAACCTGTATTTATACGAAAAGGTAAATCTGTTTGGGTATATGGTATAGATACTCCCAATAATACGAATGATTTTTTGAAGGTGCAGTATGTCTCTTATCCGTCCTTATCCTATTTGGATAATTACGGTACTGGTATTTTCCCAGAGGAGCTTGAGCCTGCTTTAATTATGGGTGCTGCTGCTAGGGTAAGATTAAAAGAATTATCGGAAATTGACGATAAAATAACCACAACACTAGGAACTACTATAGGTGGAGGTGGATTATCTGGGGCAAATACCCAATTAGCAAATGAAGATTTAGCATATTCAAAGGCTTATCTAGAAGAGCATAATTCACGGGTCCAAGAAATGCTAGCACAAGCCCAAGCTCATTCCGTTAGCACGCAGAGAGCTGGACAAAAATACACACAACTAATGGGAGAAATAGACAAGCTGTCTCAGAATTTCTACACCAACTTACTACCGTATATAGATGGAAAGGTGAACGAGAAGATTATGCAATCTGGTTCTAAAGATGGCTAACCAAAGAGAGATATTAAAAATAGTTGATTTTTCTGGTGGATTAAATAATAACGCATCTTCTACAAATATAAAAGAGAATGAAGCGGCAAAGCTAACTAATTTAAAAACAGATAAATCAGGTTCGTTACTATCTATAAAGGATGCTGAAAAAGCAGCTAGTATATATGATAACTTACCAACATATAATGGGTCCGGTGGACAGTCTTCTTTAGCTGGTAGGGGAATATTTGGTCACGGCTCTGATTATTCATTAGCAAATAATGAATCCGTTGGCGTGCCAAATAGTCAAGAATATTTAGTGTACCACCCGATTCCAAAATTTTATTCAATCGACATACATAGCAAAGTAGAAAAAGATTGGTATAGGGGGAAAATGCAATTTAAATCTGCGGATGGAACTATTCCCCAAACTGGAAGTATGGTTCCTTCATACTATATTCATAATGGAATGGTAAGAGCGTGTGATAGTGACTTTTCTCACGATATTGTCCCAAGATATCACGGTTATATTAGTAAAAAGTTTTTTTTAGATGGCGATAAAGTAGCTTACCAAACCTTGGGTAAATGGCAATCAGGTGACGCTAAAATACAATCATTAACTGAATTAGGATGCAAGGTCCAATGGGTTGACACATCTACTACAAATCCTGTTAATGATACACTTGGTCAGCCCGGAACAATAACCCTTGGCATAAAATCAGTAGATAACGTAGGTTCTTGGAACGGTCAATATAAAGTTGGGGTTTCTGCTGTTTACTTTGGGCAAGAAGGAGAGATAACAGAGGCTCTTGAAACTACAGACGCTGGAGTAGCCTCTACTGATAAATATATGTATCTAAATATGGCATCCATACAGGTAGAGCTTTATTTAACGGTAGGCTCAACTGCTAATGGAATAAACGATGCACATATTTTAAAAGACGATAGAATAGACGCATTGAGAGTTTACGTTCAAAGAGAGGCGGATGAAAACTGGTATATGTTATTTGAAACAAATTTAGAAACAGGGCATAAAGCCACTAATTGGCTACATAACTACAACTCAGGAACTGATACTGCTAAAGGTGTTATTTCTACTGGAAATATTACCATATCGAGTTTTGGTAGTGCGGCTGGTTCAGCGGAACACAACCACTCAGTCTTAATAGATTTTGGGACGAATGAAACCACTATGGATGGAGAGGTTTATAAATTAATGGTCCAAGGTTTTTATCAGACACCTATGTTTGTGACATTTGAAAAAGGGCTGACTCAAACACAGGTCGTAACTCTCCCCGTTACTAACCCTATTAACAATACTGACGCTAATATAGACACAATGTTTAAATATACGCTACAGAATCAAACAAATATGCCAATGATGGTAAAATCTATAGAAAAGACGATTACAAACAACGATGATAAACCTACTGACTATAATATTAATACTCCCGTTATAGTGGACAAGTGGGCAGACTATGAGACCGCAGCATCTTCTCAGGGAGACTTATAAATGGCTCTAGCACCTCAATTAAATTTTTCAGACACCTATGTTAGTGAGAATGGTTTAAAACCTAAGTTTCGCATAGAACACGAAGTTTATGGTAATTCAACTCACATTATGTGGGTAACTATAGGATTAGCTAGCTCAAGCACTTATGTGCAACAGGATTTAGGTCTTTTAGGAACTGCTTACCCTTCTGCAAGAAGCGCACATAACGTATCTGCTTGGTTAATGTCTCTGACTGGGCAGGCAGAATCTGATTCAATCGTCCGAATTTTATCCCCCACTAGAGTGCCATCGAATTTGGAATTATGGACAAAAGATTTAACTGCTAACACAGAATATGTTATTCAGGGGTGGGTTAAGTATATAGGTCACGATGGTGGAGTACAAACTTTCAAACGAAGCGTAACTGTCGCAACAACCACATCGGATACATTTACAATGGGAACACAAGCCGTTCCTATTTATAAGGGAGTCGGTTCAAATGAGTATGTTTTTGCCAATATTAATACCCAGAATTGTTCTGCTAGTATAATTCATCAACAGGGCATTGCTGATAATACTATAGATGGCTCAACTTATGCTTGGGCTACTGGTGTAGACTTAACTGTTAGGGGGCATATTAGGTTTGCTAGTTCAACTACTATGTCTGATACTATACAGGGGACTACTTCATCTAATGAAACACGGCAATATTGGAGACTGAAAATAAAAAATTTAGTAAATAATAATATAACGTACTTCCCAAGCTCAACCACAGTTAATACCTTTTACCAAACAGCATTTCAAGACCCATTGGAAATTTCAGACGCTTCTTTTTTAACTTCATCTTCTTTTTCAATAAATGCTTCGGTGCAAGAACATCGATGTTCTGCCGCTACTATGACAATACAAGTTGCCACTAATTCTAGTTTTACTGCTGGCTTAATAGACCATACTAGCTCACAACTAACTATTGGCGAATATGAAATCGATGAAACATTAACTGAGTCTACTGCTTTAACATCATCGGAATTGCTCAATGGACATACTAAATATTGTCTAGTTACTGGATTAGCTGGTTCGACTGAATACTTTGTTAGGGCTAAAATAATTTCAACTAATGTACCATCAACCGTCGCCTATTCAATAACGAGAAGAATTACAACGACTACAGTAAAACTGGCTGTAAAAACGCCATCAAAACATCAAGTTGGATACTTTTTTCAGGGCAACTTTACAGCATATAGAAAATTGGAAAAATTAGATATGCCAGAATTTTCCCCGTCTTGGAAGAGTGCTTGTATGATTAATAGCGTAGCATATTTAGGAAATGTTAAATATAAAGATACTGATGGCTCCATTGTCTATAAACCGGACCGAATATTAAAAAGTTTACCATTGCAAGTGGACACCTTTACTAAACACAATTTTATAGACGTAGCAGTAGAAGACGGAGATGATATAATTGCATTAGAGTATATGGGAGAAAAACTTATGCAATTTAAAAAGAATAAATTGTATATAATTAACGTAGGTGCTGAATATGAATATTTAGAAGCAACATTTGATGGCGTTGGAGTGTCGTCTCCATCAGCTGTGTGTAAACTTCCATATGGAGTGGCTTTTGTTAATCAGAGTGGGTGTTATATTTACGATGGTCAAAAGATTATAAATTTATTACAAAAAGAAGACAAGCACATTATAAATAAAAAAGTTTGGTCTGATTTTATATCTGATAACTCGATGATTGGATACATACAAGAAAAAAACGTGCTATTGATTACTGATTCAGCTGGGTCAGTATCTGCTGGTAATTGTTACATATTTGATATAGACGCAAAGTGTTGGCTTTATTATAAAGGGGGACTTCCAGCGAGCTTTAAAACAAACTTTATTACAGACACAACAGGAAAAACTCTATTTGCATCTGGTCTAAGTGGACACTATTATTATCCGCAAATTGAAGAAGGCGGGAATGATGAGTTTACTTACCAAACAAAAGAACTGGATTTTGGAGACCCAACAAGCCTTAAAAAGATTTATGTAATAACAATATCGTATGCCAATGCTGGTATGCCCGACCAACCAATATTGACATATTCTACAGACTCTGGTAAAACATTTAAACATACCGAGACAGGTGGATTTCAAAATCATAATGAGAATACGGGTTGGTACAATGCTACATTTAAATTGCAAAGCCCAGACCTTACAACATATAATTATCCAACTTGTAACACATTAATATTAAGAGTGTCTACAATGAATATTTTAGAGGGATACACCAATTTTCAATTAAATGAAATAAACGTAGAATTTAGAAAACTCCATAAAAGGTTAACAGCCTCTACTATCGATACATCGACAGTAACTACTGGAACAACTAGTAATCCGTCAGTATCAGGTTTTGACCAAATGGCTATACAGGGTGATGCCTCAGACTAATGGTTGATTTTCTTAAACTATCGCCACTTGCTCAAGGTCTTAAAGGTGGAAATAAATTAAAATCCTTACTTTCAGGAAGGGTAAAAATAAGAAATGGTATGCCTAGCATAAAAAAAATGAAAGAAGGTCAGTCATTATACTGTAAAATTAAGGACAACATATACAATATTATCAAGTATAAAGGTAAATTGTATAAGGTTAAATATGCAGAATCAACAGATATAGATAGTGAGGAAAATTAAATGGCTTATAAAGCACAGGCATCATTTTCATCTGGAGCAGTAGGAAATCCACTAGACGCATTAAACCAATTCAAAAAAGATATGGGCAGGGTTAAGGTAAATGATGTTTCTACTCAGCAATTACAACATATAGAAGACAAAGATAATCAATTTAACAGGATTGTCGAGGGTGGAATGGATTTGGCTGCTACAGAAGTACCAGTTGGTATGGAAATGGTAAATGGTGAATCAGTACCAAAGACAGAACAATTTTGGAAAACTGCCAAAAGAGAAGTTACGCCATATGTTAAAGGAGCTGCTGCTAAGGTTGGTCAAATTGCTAGCGGTATTAAAAAGAAAGCATCTAGCCTCGGCAATTATATGGAAGCTAGAAAAGCTAATAACCTTACGAAAGAGATAGAAACTAGCCATTATGACCGCCCAATGAGCGAAGTTCAAGAAAACGAATGGAATCGGGAAGAAAACGACCAGCAGTTTGAATATATGAAACAGAGAAGGAATGAACTTGCAGCAGGAGAAGCTGACGAAGGATATTCTGGTGAAGGCGAAGAAAGATTTAAGAATCCATCTGGAATGAATCAAATTGGCGAAATGGAAGGTCGTGTGCCTGAAGATGGGCAGTCAAAAAATATTGATACTGAAGGATACTATGACCCAAACTACGACTATGTTCAACAAACTAAAGACAAAGAAACAGAAAGGGTTGCAGAATTTCGCCAAAAACAGAAACAATTAAAATGGGATAATGAAGACAGAGCAATAATGCTGAATGAATACGATAAGCTTACTAAGGAAGGGGAAATATTAGATGATAAAGCAAAGAAATCTGCTGAAGTTGTTGAACAAAATAAAAAAGTAGCAGATGGGAGAGGTGCTTTCATTAATGAGGCTGGAAAGTATAATAAAGACGGAAGTTTAAATAAAGACTATGAAGGAGGAAGTCTATATAATGCGAAAAATTACAATAAAGACGGGAGCATAAATACAGACTATATTGCCAAACAAGCAGCTGCTGGTGCTGTAACAGAAGAAGTTATTAATGAGATTAAAGAATTAAAATACCAAAGCAAGATGTATGGAGATTGGGCAAAAGGAAAGGGTAACAATGCGGTTCGTTTAGCAGAATTGGGAAAGGAAAATGGTTTATCCGAAAAACAGAATAATGAGTTACGTTCAGCCGTTGATAAGTATAAAAAAGACCACCCAAAAGCTGCAGAAGAGGCTATTGAAGCATTTGAAGCAGCTTATTACAAATCCCTATCAGGCAGGAAAAAGAAGAAAATAAATTTAAAGAAAAAAACAATTCCTAAGCGTAAAGTATCTGGTGGGGCAAAACAGACTGAAGAGTCTGGGCAGGAATATTCAGACAGAGTGTACGGAAAAAGTATCTACAGAAAAAAGAACTTCACACTCCCACGACAGTCTGCGGAAGGATATATAAATAATGAGTAAAACTCAAGCTAAAAAAGAATTGTCTGGTATGGCACTTAAACTGAAGCTTCAGAAAAAAGCTATCAAGTATTTACAAGAAAGATATGATAAAAAGAAGGCATTGGCTAATTCTGACCTATGGAGTCCAGAAGAGCAAATATACAATGAATTAAAACATTTTGATGGCAAAGATATTATGCCAAATAGAGATGTCCCAAGTCCAGAGGAAGGAATCTTAGAGGATATAGAAAACTTTGAAGATAACCCGAAGTTGAAAGATAGGTCAACGTGGGAGTATATGAAAGATGAAATGAAAGAAAAACCATTACTGGAACAATTAAAAGACGTAGGCAAGGGATATGGCAAGATGTTTCAACAAGCGAAAGATATGAAAGTAATGGTCCCGAAAAGTGAGGAAAGGGTAGGCAAAACGACACAGCAAGAGAAAGGTTACTCAAATAAAGCAAAGAATGCTATGAAAATAGCAATGAAGTCACAAGGCAAACAAGATGACCACCTATATAAAGCCTCAAACGGTGAAGAATGGGAGGTAAATGCCGATGAATTTAAATACCTGAACTCTGACAAGGATGGCGGACAAAAGGACCGTGAAGGCGTTATTGAGAAAATTGGGTCTGGCGATATAAACCCAGAAACCGGAAGGCGAAGATTCTTTGTTATAACTGGAAGCGTTTTACTTGCTGCTGCCGCTACGGGGGCAATAGTTAAGGGAGTTCAGGGCTGGAACAAAAGACGTAAACAGAGAAATGCTTTAAAAACCCAAGATAAAGAATACAATAAGAAGATAGCCGAAGCAGAAGCAGCTAAAAAAGAAGGCTATGAAAATGAAATGGAATTGCAGGGTGAGATGAGGGCGCAAGCTAAAATGCAATCAAATGCAGAGTTTGATGCCTTTGCTAATGAAGCAAGTAGTTCAATAGCAAAAGTAGGGGATATGTCTAAGAAACAAAAAGGACTGCAAACAGGGGTCGTAGCTCAAAGCAACGAAGTTCAAGATAAATTAATCACAGATGCTGGTATAAATAAAAACAGAATGACTACAATGGCATATGGAAATTTGGACAGAAAATCAAAAAGTAATTTTAGTGAGATACGAAAATCATCTAAGTCAATAATAGACGACTTGAAAGCAGGAAAAGCAAATGTCAACACAGCAATAGCTAATACAAAGGGAATTGCAAATGTCTTAGAAGATGGGATTTCTGGGGCTAGCACAGGATTAAAGTTTGCAACTACGTTTGGAACTATGCCCGGTGCGTAATAAAGGAAAACTAATATGAGCCAATCATCATATCAACAAGGTCAAAGGTCCAGAGGGTCCGTGCAATCTTCAACAGACGAATGGGTAAAAAAGCAAAATGCAATAATAAAGGCTAACCAGCCCGGTGCTGAAAAAGTATCATACACTCAACGCAAAGGTTCCGACGTAGCGAAAGACGTTCGATTTAGAGATATGGATATTGAGGAAAGCAATATATACGAAGAATCCAGCACAGGAAAAATCACCGAATCAGCACTAACGAAAGATGCCCCTGTTGGTCCTAAACTTAAAGCCACAGAATCCAAGGACGACCTTTATCATAATCTTACTAGCGTTGACCCTACTACTAATGATTTTAAAAGCTGGTCTAAATTAAGCGAAGCAGGTGAGGAAGTTGAGACAAGATTTGAAGACGTAGCTACAAGAATGTTCTCTCAGGATGAAACGGGGAAATATCACTATACAGGAGGTGTGTGGGATAAGCTAAGAGGTCAATCTAGCCAAATAGCGGACCCAAGAAATACAGGAGATTTGGAGTTTTTAAATACAATAAAAAGCGAATGGGGTGGAGGTGCAGAAGCTCAACAATTTGATTTATCTATGTCTAATGTAGAAAGGGCAAGAGATATTGTAGAGAGAACAGTCTTTAACTTTAAAACTAAAAAGCTAGAGTATGTCCCGACGGAAAAAGATAGGAATAAATCTGGAGTCGTCTTAAACGATATTATTAATTTTTCAGCAAAAGGTGTTAAGAACAGCACAATAAAAAGAGGTGATTATGAAACTTGGTTCAATCAAACTTCGTATGATGGTAAGAACCAAAACAAAGATGGAAAGACTCTTCGTACTATGCCAGTTGACTTGCCATTATATGTGGTACAAGCCAACGAAGATGGTCTTTTTACTTTTGTCAAAAATCCAAACATACCCGGTCTTGACGAATATTTAAAGACACAAGAGCATTTTAAGACAGATGCCGCAAGATTAAATAGCGTACTTTCTGTAAAACAGAAAAGGATAGGTGATTTAAACCCAGCATTGTTCCAAACTATGATAAATGACAATAAGAGTGTTAAGGGAGTGTCCCCTTCTGATTATACTACTAGAGCTAAAAGTTTAATCACCGATTTTCAGCTAGATATCGATTAAAGATGCCAAAAAAAATCACAATAAAGAATGCTGCGGCTCAAGTAAGAGAGCATTTAAAAAATAAAGACTCAGATTGGTATGATAAATCTGGAATAGCTGACAGCTCTGACGAGTATGTTGCTTATGAAATACTTGGGAAAAGCGAATCAGATTTCCTACAGGAAGATGCTAGCACGACTGCTACCACAAAGCAACCTGTTGATAATACTGTACTTACCGAACAGCCAGATGTTATTAAAGATGTTGTATCGGACACCAGCACAACAAAGCTAGCACCATCAGACACATCTACAATCGAGTCTGGTAATGACTTAGGTCCATTAACTTCTACGGCTCCATTACCGAAGTTTCCATTTAGCTCATTTTTGGATACGAACAACCCTGCCGAGCAGTTATTAAATGAAGAGTTGAAGTCAACTGTTGCTAATAGTCAATTTGAAGATGAACAGGGAAACATTGTTGATTTAACATCTAAGGAAGTATTCTCACCAACAAGTCCAGATTCAAACAGCTATAGACTATCCCATACTGTAGACGACCTAGATTACCAAGAAACTGTTAAAGCAGCAGAAGATGGGAAAATAGCCCCTACTGATAAGTTAACAGGATTAGTAGGCAAAAAAGAAGAAGTCCCATTTGATACTGCAAACTCTGAACTGAATAGGAAAAACTTACTTGCAGCCAATGAAGATGTGGTAGAGACAAGTCGTGATAGCATTTTAAAGCATCCTAATGGGGAACCTTTAAAAGTAAAGCTAGCAGAGACAGCAGCTAGGCGGTTTGAGTCAGCATACACAGAATTAGAAGGAAAGGGGATTGAGTTACAAGTGTCGTCTGCGCTAGTGCCATATAATGTGCAAATGCAAAACTATCAAAGATATTTAGAGAATAAAAAAGCAGGTAAAAATGTGGCTTTTGTTGCACATCCTGATTCTTCTTTCCATACAGCTGGTTATGCTGTCGATTTAGCTAGAGATGGCAGAGATGGCAAGTTTGGAATGGAAGAAAATATAGAAGAAATAGCAGAAGTTATGAAGAGACACGGGTGGAACCAGCACCCAGATGAGTGGTGGCATTTCTCAGTTGACCGCCTTGATAGAGTTTTAAATCCAAAAGAAGAAGACAAAAGTGGTGTAGTTGATTTAAAACAAACAAAAGAAGAAGATGCGCTTGATATTATAAGTATTGAGCCTACTAATTTTACAGAGTTAGAGCTTTGGGAGTCTGAAGATGGAAAAATTAAATTATTTGATGGAGGTATGTCTCAGGCTCAGATATTAGACTATCATATAGAGGAAAGCCATCCTGAAATAGCTAATATAATCACTAAAGCTGGAATATCTTTAAATGTTGACAAACCGGGTATATTTGGAAACCGTATTGACGCAACTACTACTGCTCAGATAATGTTTAAAGATATGGACCCTGAACTTATAAAAAAGGCTAAAAAACAATTTCAAACACAGCTGAGAGAGGAATGGCTAGCGTCAAGCCCAAAAATTGACCCACTAACAAACAATTATGAGCTTACGCCAGAACAGTATAAAAAGATTTATGACAATCAAATAAGTGGCTCAAAAAAGATTGGTGAATCATTTTTGCCAGATAACTGGGGATTTGCTTGGAAAAGAGTTTTTACTAGAGCTTACGACAACTCTTTATCTGGTAATATCTATGCTCAGAGACATAATCTACAAATGTCTCACATAAGCACTATAGACAATATGCTAGTATCAAAAGGTGTTATGCCCGAATTAAACAATTTTGAAAACGGAATGGCTGCTGTTCTAACTTTTATGATGCCGTATGATGCTACATTAATGGCTGCTGTACTAGCTTCTTCTGGACCAGTAGCGGCTGCTGCTATGAAAACCCCCGCTGGAATCCCGACTGTGAGATGGTTGACTAATTTTGCCGTTAAGCACGGAGCTGCAAAAGGGAAGAACGCAGAAACGGTAGTAAGGAAAATAGTCAGGCACGCAATGACGCTTGAGAATGGCGTTGGTCTTTTTAGGGCATCTCAAGTTTTTGGCTTATACGATGCGTCTTTGACAGCATCTGTTCAACCTTGGGGCGAAGACCCAGTAATGATAAACAAGCTAGATTCTTTAGGCAATCTAACATTTGACGAATCCGGTAGACCTTATCAGGAAGTTGACCCAAACAGTAAGGGAAGTAAGATATGGGCAGCTTATTTACACGGAATGGGTATGGGGGCGTTACTACATTCAACCAATATATTTATTGGTAAGCCAATCGCAAATAGGATGCTAAAATCCGACCTTCCATATTTTTTAAATAACAGAGCTACTCAAACTATTGCCTCAGTAATTCCAGAATGGCTTGTATTTACGGGTGCGTCTTATAAAGACGCTGATAAGCACGCAAGAACAGGTGTTAGACATCAGCTAAATGTAGAAGGCAATCTTAATCCTACTAATGAGGAAGTGAATGCACGATACCAAGAACAAGGCGGAAGTCTAAAAACGGCAAAGCAGTCGGCTATAGACGCTGCTTCTTTTATACTGATAATGAGGTCAATGAGTGCGGCTTTCCCGGCAACAATGAAGGCTTTACAGAAACCAGAGATATCTATAGCTAAAAAACAGGCACTTGCTCAAAAAGTACACAACGCCCATATCAAAAACCCTGAAAAACCATTAGCCGATATTATAATAGAGGTGGGGAGATTAGAGGGAATAAATATGGAAGGGGAAGTTGGTACGCATTCATTGCACAACATTCAAAACTTAAAAATAGGCAAAGACGGAAAGCCTATATTTAATCCAGAAATATATCCAGAGATAGAAGTAAGAAAAATCGCAGAAGCAATGGGCATTAAAGAACACAAAAAAATACCCATAAAAGAGCTAATAGAGCAGGTCTATGAATTAGACCAGAGGATGTTCAAAGAGTTTGTTTTGAAAAAGTATCAGCAGCAAGAATTAGATAAAGTTGGAGACAGAAAAGGGTTATCTGAAATAGATAAAGCAAATCATATAATAGATGCTGAAAAAATTATTAATGATAAAAATATTTCTCCAGAAAAAGCAGCAAAGCTACTAGTAGAAGAACAATTAGAATTTGGCTTTACTCCATTAGAATCCTCTGCATCAATTAAGAAAATTACATCATCCGTAAAAAAACAAATTGTAGAAGTTGAAGTTAAAGAACCCCTTGCTCCAAAAGAGACAGTAAAAACTCCTATTAAAAAGCCATTAACAGCAAAACAAAAAGCAACAAAAGCAGCAAAAGTAGCCAAAGCCGAGTCAAATAAAATAGAAAAAGAAGAAAGAGTAAAGACTAGAGCAGAAAAAAAGAAGATTGATGCGATTAACAAATCCGCACAAAAGCAATTAGAAAAAATTCAGGCTCAAGTAGAGGAAGCAGTTTTTTTACAAGAGAATAACATAAAGCAAGTTGACGTAAAAAGCTCTAAGGACATAAAAAAGCCACACGGATTTAAAGAATTAACAGAAATAATAGACGGGAAAGAAGTCCCCCTAATGGGTGGAATCTTTAAGGGGAAAAAAGTATTTGATAATATAGCGCAGTTTGAGGCTTGGAGAGCAAAATTGCCTAAGAAATTTAGTGATACTGTTGCCGTTTTAGTCAAGAAAGCTCAGGGTGGCAAAGTAACAGCACAAGCATTTGTAAAATCTACACCTGATGTAAAGATGGTAGGCGGGAAAGAAACAAAGGGTCCGGGTTTAGTTGACAAACAGCGACACCAAATGGATGCCGAGTATGCTTTAGCTATGACTAGACTAGAAGATTTTGGAGACGTTAGGCAGTTGAGAGACCCTAGCCGTCAGGCATACGGGCAAATGGAGAAGTGTTATGAGTATGTTCAACAGATAGACATACTCCAAAAGCAAAGAATCAATATGAATCAAGAATTATTAGAATATCAATTAAGAAAAAAGTCTAAACCAATAGGTGAATTTGAACTACAGTATGAAATTAATCCCGGAAAAGAATACATCATAGCCTTAAAAAACAGCGCACACGCAACAAATGCCACTATAAAATCTCACAAGAGACAAATTAACAGGATATTATCTAACGAAGTTCTTGCAAAAAATATTTCTAAAAAGATGATACTTCTTTCTAAGAAAATGGGAGTTGAATTAACAAACCCCAAAGCTACTGCAAAGGGATTTATTGATTGGAGTGGGGGAAAAAAGCCAGACACAATGAATCAGACAGTTTTAGATTTGTTAAAAGAAGATATAATAATTGACTTAACAGAATACGTCTCAAGGGCTTTTTCTAAATCAAACAAGTCTTTAGCGCAACTTAGTCCTACTGAAATTGGGAGGATGCTAGCAGAGCATCACGGATTGCCTAAGAAAACAGTTACTGATGTTATAAAGTCCATAGGTATGGAGGACGTACGGAGATTAATAAGAGCTGAACAAACCGCAGCTACTATAGAAAAAATGAATCTGCGCCCGATTGACAAGACACTACCAGAAAGTACGGTTCCAGTTACTAAAGAAATGCAAAGCGTATTAAAAATATATGCAAAACATTTTAATATTGACATAGAGAAAGCTGGTATGCTTTTAGAGCTTGTTGATTCTATGGAGGGTACTAAACCAAACAATGTTCCCGGTATATTAGACGCTAAAATTGTTAGACCAACTGCAACATTTGAACAACAAATAGAAAGGCTAGGCAACCCGAAGAAGTTGGCAAAGATAGATGAATTATGGACTGCTCTACACAACTATCCTAGGGGCGGTAAAGATGCTTTGACTGGCTTTAAGGAAGCATTTGATGACCTACCGCTTGTTGCTGTATATAATAATATGAAAATGGCTCAGTCAATAATGGCGAACTTGGACAAACCTAAAGTACATTCTAAAACTTTTGAAAAAGACCACGAAGCAGCTTTAAATAAACATCAAGCAATTTCGCAAACAGTAGAAAACTTTGACTCAACAATAGGTTCTACGCTAAGGAATATTGGGAATATAGGTTTCACCGATAAGATGTTGCAAAAAATGTCAGGCAAGTTTGGAATAGATATGACGGATGACCGTTTTCAAATATTAACAAATAACAAAAGGTTTAATCCTGAAGGAAGAGACAAGAATTTTAAACCAACATCTGCGCCAGAAATCATAATAGACCAAATATTAAATGCGGGAGAAGCGGGATTGGAATGGTATAGAGCTATGTTGTTAATGTCTTTCGGTCCAACTGTTAAAGCTGTTTTTGGAGACACTATGCACTCTTTTGGTATGAGGGCTGTTGATGGAATTGATAGAATGGTATTTAGAACTGGGAAAAACTCTACAATCTCAAAATTAGACGCACTTGATAAGAAGTATAAAGGTAATGCCCTAATAGAGGCAAAAACAAAAGTTCTTAGAGAAGCTGTGGATTCAGGAAAGCTAACCAACGAGTGGTTTGAGATGGAATATGCAGACATAGCGGAAAAAAGAACCTATAAGATGTTGAGGGATGAGACAAAAACCATAATGATGGAGATGCTTGCGGATGGCTCAGAACTAAACCCATTAATTGGATTAGAGTGGAGAGCAGGAAGCGCAGGAATATCTTCAAACTTACAACGATACTCGTCTAATCCTAACTCACCTGCTACTAAAGGGCTAAAAATATTTGATGCAGCAGTAAATGCGACAGGTCTAGTAGTTAGAGGCTGGGGTCAAAACTGGATGGGGGCGATTGATAACGCATATAGGCAGCCATTTAAAATGAGAGAATTTCACAGGCTTGCTATGCACGAGGGAATAACTGATTTCATAAAATTGAATGAGGGCAAAGTACCTGATATGAGAAAATTAAAAGACAGAAATCAGGTTATGGAAAATGTCGATAATATTCTCAAGGACACAACTGGGAAACAGTATATTAGAATAAGTGAATCTGCCAATGCTTATGCCTCTAGAGTTACATTCCAAGATAAATTTTATTCAGATTTTGCACAAAAATTGTCTTCATTTAGGATTGCGTCAAACAATCAGCCAACAACGAGAGCCTTAGCTATAGTTTCAAATTTAGCAGTTCCATTTTTAGTATCTAATGTAAATGCTTGGAAAATAGCAAACGAATGGCTACCAACTGCTCCTCTTACGCCTAGTTTTTGGGGGGATATGGCTACTGCTTACCCAGAAACGGTTGGTAAGTACCTTGGAGCATTTAAAGTCTTTGCACCTCTTGATAGAAGATTTGGAGGCAGCCCTAACGCAGCGGCTTTAGCGAAGGGAGAAATAAGAAAAAGATTTATGAAAATGGCACTAGGTGGTGGCACAATACTAAGTATGGCTACTGTATTTATGAAACTGAGAGAAGCAGAGAATGTAGAAGATGCAGACAAAATACAGTACGATAATCAATTCGACATTATGATTAGGAAAAAGCAGCAATATGAAGCAGTAAATCTTAAAAGAGGTATGGGCATACAATCGGATGGCATCCCAGCAACAACTGCGCCATTAAGTTTTTTGACAGGTGATGACTGGGAAGGAACTGGCTCTTGGACATTTAAAGGTGCGGACCCGCTATCCACATTCTTGAATGTGATGGACCCTACATACCAATTTGCTAATGCCGCTACTCAAGAAATGAAAATAGCAGCAAAAAAATCAATAGAGGCGTTTGAATCTGTTGTACCCGGATATACAAAAGCTGTTACTAAAATTGCTGACGCAAGAGAGAGTGGAAATGAGAAAGAGTATGATGCGTCTATCTGGGACTATGTTAAAGTTATGGCTAATGGGGTTGAGGACTCACCACCTCTTCAGCTATGGGATACTATTAATAAATCTACTGACCCGAATAACCCTAATCACGGAAGAGTGTGGGATTTATTTAGGGGGAAAATAATGTCTAACTTTGAAAACCCCACAGTATTGAGACAGCTATTAAGGGGTAGATATGGAAAGCATTTTCAACAATATCAAAAAGAGCAATATGACGAAAATGGATTAATGTTTACCACAGCAGAGCATTATGGAATAACAATTCCTTTCTTAGAGAAAGCAACCGGGGTAAGCCAAAGAGATATATTAAAATCCGTAGGTATGAGAAGCCCTATGTATGATAATATTGCTTTTCAGGATAAGCCAAGACTAGCAGATGCCGAGCTAATGGAAATGGAAGAGGCTAGAGGCTTTACATTTGAAAGCATTGCTGCACTAACAGAATACAATGCTGAAGAAATAGAGAGACAAATTGAAATGCCGTATAGCACAGTTGGTTTTACTCAAATAAAGGGTTCAGAAAAGTTTCCCACTATAACAATACTTGGTGATTTTATCCCACAAGGAGGAGGCATTGAAAGATTCTTTGGATTAAATCTTGTTAAAAACAGCAATGACGAGGCAAGCAACGAACTTACTAAAGAATATTTATGGCTTGAGTCTCAAAAAGCAAGTCTACAGTCTGTATTTGGAGATGACCCGTCTATTTCTATTGAATTATTCAATGTTTCACCAGAAGAAAAAGGAATAATAGATAATAATATGGCTCCGTACAAAGCCACTATGAAACTAGATGAAAAAGATAATTTCCGAAGAAGAAAAATGATTGGAGATTTATATAAACAGAAAATGTCATCTATTCTTCTCGATAAAGAAAGTCTTTTAGGAATCTCATACAAAAGAATAAAGGATGAAATTTCCAAAAATACTAAAGAACTAGAATCAATAGAGGATAAAAATAGCACAGAATATATGAACTTAGATGGATTAAGACAGAGGCATATTGGAGAACTAGCTGGAATCTGGAACACAACAGCTCGCTCTATAAGACACGTTGTAGACTATACTGTATTTGGAGAAGAGTTTAATAATATGAAATTCTGGAGAGACCATATGGACACCTACACCAATAACCAAGGAAATCTTAAATTAGAATTTCAAGCATTATACCCAGAAGCAACACCGGAAGAATGTAAACAGCTTGCCAAGGATTTTCAAGAAGTAAGCAATACCCCTAGTTACTCAGGGAGCAAGAGAAATATGATGTATAGTGAAATATACAGAAAATGGGCTAAGTCTAAGGGCATAGACAGAGACCATATAATGGACGAAGACAATATAGCGAATATGGCACGGGGATTAGAGGGTAATGATATGATTCCTCAAAATAATGCTTATCAACTTGATTTAACCGATGAGAAGAGAAAAAGCCTTGGTAGAAATACAGGAGCCATTGAGAAAGCAACCGAACTTCCCAAAAAAAGCTGGAATGACGAAGACTACCCTAAGCGTAGAAAAGGGTTAGGGAAATTTAGTCTCAAGAGGGACTATGGGTTTCAACTCAATGACGGAACAAAAGAAAGCAGTAAAATATTTTCAAATCAACACCAATATTCAATAAACGCAGATACGGGAACAGATGAGTTTGGATACCCAACAGATGCAAATGATTACCAAAAAAGAACAAAAGGTAGTAATATCCTAAGTAAAATAAAACAATTTAAGAAGTAGGTTAAGTATGGCAGCACAAAACAACTTAATGATAGAAGCCGGAACCGACTATGAATCAATCGTATATATAGGAGTCGGTGATGCCTCTTACTCATTTACAAATAAAGAGTTTAGAGCAACCTTGAATGCTACTTACGGCGGAGGAACGCATCTAAGTTTCTCGATTAAAGAAGACTCAGCCAATAAAAAGATAACTTTATCGTTACCACAAAACATTACAGCAACACTTGCGTCTGGAATTTGGTATTGGGATTTAATCGAAAACGAAAATAAGTCTTTTTTAGTTGCAGACCAATTAGGTTCTGGAGCAGGTGGCAACGCATTTACTACAGTTAGTGGGGACGCTACTGTAGAGGTAAACTGGACTGGACACGGACTTACTTCAGACGATAAAGCTATAATAACTAGCTCTTCTAGTTTGCCGGGCGGATTCGCAAATGGTGCATTAGATGGAACAAAAACCATAACAATCGTGGATGATAATAATTTTACTTTTGAGGCAGGAGGGACGGCAAACGCATCAGCAACAGCCGGATTCGCAAATGTTAATTCTACTTTCAAAACAAGCAGACTTCTAGAAGGGGATGTATTGGTCACTCCATATGTAACCAATAGAACTGACGGGGAGGCAAGCACATAATGGCTAGCATTCAGGTAAGACCGCCAACAAGTTTTTCTATTAAAACAGCTACTGCTGGTTCGGCAGTTTCAACCGCTGTAACCGTTGGAACATCTACTCCGGCTACTAGCACAGGAAATCTTTGGTTTGATACTGCCGTTGGATTTTTAAAAGTATATGATGGTAGTAATTGGGACGCTCTAGGGTTAGTTGACTCTGACAATGATGGTAGATTTGAGTTTGATTCTACTTCTAACGGAGTATCTGCATTAACAAATGGTCTGATAGCATCTTTTAGCAATAATGGTACAAGTATATTTTCTATTACCTATGATGGAATTACAAAACTAAGAAAAATAACAGGTTCTGCCCCAGCGGCAGTAACTGGAGGCACATATACCGATGGAGATGATTGGTAT